CCTACATCGCAGGCTGGAAGGCCGGTATGAACGACGCCAAGAAAACAGCAAAGGAGGGCGAAGAATGGAAACTGCTGGACAACGATCAAGCGTGAGGGCTATGAAGCTGGCGCTAGTGGCGCTGGAAGGGAATTGCACAAACCCTGTAGCAGACCCTGAACAGGCTGCAACCGAGGACGCAGCCATAACCGCACTGCGCCAAGCATTAGAGACAGAACGCAATGATTTGGCAAAGGTTGGCGAAGTTGGTGTATGGGGTGATGTTAAACCAGTGGCGTGGATGCACACAACGGCAGCAGGATTGGTTTACTTTCGTAAAAAGCCGCAAGATAAAGTTTTTAATCCGCAACCCGTATACACCGCACCACCAGATTACGAGCGTGGGTTTGTTGACGGCATGCAGCACCAAATGAAGTCAAGCGTGGACAGGGCGATTAACAAACAACCAACCAAAATCCTTGGTCCAAATCTTGAGGAGATCCTTAATCGCGCAGGGTTTTACAAAAAGTGTGAATGGCAGGGGCTGACGGATGAGGAGATCGATGAATGTGAGCGGTTGGCAACCATTCGGCACCAAAGGCACAAATACTCGGTGCGTGGTCAGATTATTACGCCAGCGGACGGTCTAGAGTGGCATTTCGCCCAAGCCATTGAAGCCAAGCTAAAGGAACGTAATCATGGATAAGCATGAGGTCTTGAAATCAGACACAGCAACCCTCGTCTTAGGTGGCGCAGCCTTCGGGCTGATCTATGCCGTGCTTGCCTGGGCAATGCTATGAGGCATGTAGCAGGCGAGTGCTCCTGGCGAGACCCGGAGGAGGATCAGCCGCCGCTTGGCTCCAAGATGCTGCTGCTCAATCCCGCGGGAGTTGCCTGCATCGGAACTTGGAGCCGAGTATTTATCGCTTGGGCGCCGTTGCCCAAGATCCCTTTGAACATCAAACAAAAACTGGAGAACAGCTATGAGAACCTGGGCCAATACACCCGCGATGCGTGACGCCTACCGCGAGTGGTTTCAAGGCACGAGCATTACCGAACAAAGCCTTGCCAATTGCTGGCAGGCCGCATGGAACGCAGCACTCAAGAAGCGCCAGCCTAACAAGCAACAGGACCTCTTCGGCGTGTCGTCCTTGGCCTTTGCAAGATCCACTGACCCCGACACGAGCCAGGACGCCGCCAAGTCCTTTGATCCGACCGAATTGGAGTTGCAAGTCCTTAACATCATCAAGGCTTACGGCCAAGAAGGCTGCATCGCTGATCAAGTGCTGCAGCATTTCCCAAATGAGCGATCGCAGTCCGTTATGCCGCGTTTTGCGCCGCTTATGCGCAAGGGTTGGATAGAAGACACCGGCATAAGGCGATCGGGCCGTAGCGGCCGCCAGCAGAGGGTCCTGAGGGCCATCCGATGACTAAAGACGAGAAGCAGTGGCTCAACGACCTATCGGAGATCGGCTGCATTCTCTGCGCACACTTGGGCACCCCTGGCACTCCCGCGGAAATCCACCACCCCAGGTCAGGGGTTGGCATGGGCAGGAAGGCCACGCACTACGAGGCCATACCCCTGTGTCCCGAGCACCATAGAGGAAAGACGGGTGTACATGGCCTAGGCACCAAGGGATTCCCCAAGCATTACGGGATTACCGAGCAGGAATTGCAGGCCAAGGCGGCGCTGATGATCGGCACTCTTCGGGCGCAACGTACCGTTCGTCGGCTGGATAAAAGAAATGAGCCAAACAGATAAAGAACTGTGCTGTAATCCTACCTACAGCAAGTCGCTGTGAGAAACAGGAGAAAATGATGCAAACAGCAAGTCTCGTAAACAGCCTCTACAGCCGCATGACAGTCGGTGAGCCAGCGCCCTACGTTGGTATGCCAGCAACCCTGCTTTCCTGGACCGATCGTAACCCCTGCACGGTTATCGAGGTAAACATGGCCAAGCGGTACATCGTCGTGCAAGACGATGACTACCGCCGAGTTGACAACAACGGCCTCAGCGAGTCCCAGCGCTACGAGTACACGCCCAACGCTAACGGCTGCCGCCGTATTTTCCGCAAGATGAAGGACGGCCGCTGGGTCCAGCACTTCGTGAACCCCGAGACCAATCGCCTCGTTAAGGCAGAAGGCTGCGGCCTTCGCCTCGGTGAGCGCGAGAAGTATCACGACTTTTCATTCTAATAACCGGGGCTTCGGCCCCAACCAGGAGAAAACTATGAGCAAATTCGACATAACCATCAAGACTGAAGACTACGAAAAGATCAACCTCTCCGACTACGAAGACAAACTCTGGCTGTCGTTGTGGAAGGTTGGCAGCCACTGCTCAACGAGCTTGACACGAGATCAGGTTGCCGAGCTTCGCAACGCACTTAACCAATTCCTCGGGGAGTAACCATGGAAGACGTACTGGAGCGTCATTACGCCGTCCGTGAGATGGTGAAGGACCTGAGCCTCAAGACCAAGGTTATCGCTGAGAAGACGGGCTACAACCAGAGCTATGTCAGCGAACTCCGCCGAAGACACCTAGACGCTGAGGCTAGTAAGGCAAGGCGTCTCAAGGAACAGGAAGATAAAGAACGCAAGGAGCAGGCCAGGATTGATGGCTTGATCGCTAAAGCAGTGATTAAAGAGCGAGAATCAATCTGCAGAATTATCGACACCGCGCAGATCCCCAAGACAGAGGCCGAGCGCATCAAGAAAATGATCACGGAGCGGGTATGAGCGGCGACCACAACATGCACCAAAAGCCAAGGTCGTACCTGGATAGCTCCGGGATTATGGACAAGCTGAAAGAGGACGATGCCCGGACATGGGCCTCGATTGCTATTGTCATCGAGCGGCGCAAGGTAGCTCAGTGGATGATGGACCGCGGATATTCGACCGGTCATGGCGACACTGTGGAAGACCTTTTGAAAAAGTTGGAGTGGCAGATCAGGGAGTTGGAGCGTGAGGCATGTGCGAAGGTGTGCGACGTGCTTGCTGTACATCCTGAATATGCGTCAGACATTACAAAGTTGGCCGCGCAAGCCATACGAGCAAGGGGAGGGCAATGAAAATAAAAACCATTCCTTTGGAATTGCGCGAGGCGAATGCGCACATTGAAGAACACCACAGGCATCATGGCCGTGTACAAGGGCATCGGTTTTCAATTGGCGTGGTTGATGAGACAGGCAAGCTTTTGGGTTGCGCGGTTGTCGGTCGCCCTACAAGCGGTCTCGATCCGAAACGGATTCTCGAGGTGACTCGATTGTGCTCAGACGGCACGCCGAATGTGTGCTCGATCCTTTACTCAACAGCGGCTCGAGTTGGCAAAGAGTTGGGTTACGAAGTGATCCAGACATACATCTTTCAGAGCGAGTTCGGCGCGTCATTAAAGGCCAGCGGGTGGAAGTACGAACGGGTCGCGCACCCATCCGGTCGGCACCGCAAACGGTCAGACGGTCAGCCACGAAATACCGAATTTGTTGAGATACCGAAAACGCTTTGGACAAAGCGGCTGAACGGCGACGAGTGCAATAAGGAGTTTGCGCACCACCGTCGTAAGCAGCCTGACGCTGTGCTGACAAGGGGAGACCAGTAAATGCTCTGCCCGTACTGCCGAACACCGGAGGGCAAAGGCTACAAGACCAAGATCCTCGAGACCCGCACATTCTGGAACCCCGAGCGCAGTCATTACTTCGTTGAGCGCAGGCATAAGTGCAAGCACTGCGAAGAAGAATTCTGGACACAAGAGAAATCACCAACTGTAAAGGAGTAGCAAATGAACGAAGAACTTAGAGATCAATTGATCGAAACGCTTAAAAGCAAACACATAAAGGGAAAGCAATTTGCCTTCAACATCGACAAGCTAACCGCTTATGTTCAGCAATTGCTCGACGAGGAGCGAGAGCTTTGCGCTACCTTGGCCGAGCCGGTTGGAATGTTTGGCGTGTCGGACCTGATTCGCATGAGGATATACAAGCAGCCTGAAGTCGAGGTAAACTAAAAGCTGTTTTCTGTGTGTCTCCTGGTTGTGGGTCCTTCCCCTCACGACGTTAACCCCTTCCACAGGGGTTTTTTTTCGTGTATCCTATAGGTAAGTGCTTGATTTTTGAAGGAAAATCAGAATGCCAGCAGGAAGACCAACCGACTACGACCCCAAATACTGCGAACTCGTTATCGCTATGGGTAGAGAGGGCAAGAGCAAAGCCCAGATCGCCGCGACCATAGGTGTAACGAGGAAGACTATGTGGACTTGGTGTTCTGTCCACGAGGAATTTCTAAACGCCTTAGAGTATGCAGAGGAACTAGCCCTGCAATGGTGGGAGGATATAGCCCAAGATCACCTGAAGCAGACCAAGGATGGCGTGACGCTGAATACCTCGCTCTGGTCCCGCTCGATGGCCGCAAGATTCCCCAAGGACTACACCGACCGGACCAAGCATGAGATCACCGGCAAGGACGAAGGCCCGGTCCAGATAGATGTCGTCATGGATGTCGCGCAGTCCCTGATCGATGAACTGACCGGCATCCGCCAGCATGCTGACAGAAAGCCAAAGCAAGCAGATTGAAGCCAAGCTTGCCCTGCACCAGGAGACGCTGAAGAAGCTACCCCCGGAAGCAGCGGCAGCCTTCGCAGCCCGAATGAAGTGGCTAATGAAGGCGCACAGTCACCAGATCCCGCCCAAGGGCAAGTGGTGGACGATATGGATGCTCCTTGCAGGCAGGGGGGCCGGTAAAACCAGGACAGCAGCAGAGGACGTATGGCATACCGCCTGGAGCACGCCGAACCTGCGCATCCTAATCTCTGGTCCGACCTCGGCAGACATCCGTGACACGATGATCGAGGGCGAGTCAGGGCTGCTCAACCGCATGCCCGAAGAGATCCGGGTCAAGTACACCAGGAGCCTGCACGAGATCGTGCTCACCAATGGCAGCCTGATCAAGGGCATACCGGCTAGTGAGCCTGAGCGCTTCAGGGGTCCGCAATGGCACCACGCATGGTGCGACGAGCTTGCAGCCTGGGAGTATCTGGACGCAGCCTGGGACCAGATCATGTTCTCGGTCCGATTAGGCGACAGGCCGCGGATTGTCGTCACCACGACACCCAAGCCCAAGCCCTTAATCATTGACCTGCTGAACCGAGACGGCGAAGACGTCGTCGTCACGCAGGCGTCGACCTACGACAACCTTGCCAACCTCGCCGGAACATTCAAGCAGCAGATCCTGCAGTACGAAGGGACCTCGCTCGGCCGCCAGGAAATCCACGCTGAGATCATCGATCCGGAAGAGGCTGGGATCATTAAGCGCGACTGGCTCAAGCTATGGCCATCAGAGAAGCCCTTCCCGAGGTTCGAGTTCGTCGTGCAGTCTTATGACGGCGCCTATACCGAGAAGACCATCAACGACCCGTCCGCTTGCAGCGTATGGGGCATCTTCAAGCTTAATGAGGACAAGGGCTTCCGAGCGATGCTGATCGACTGCTGGGAAGAGCACTTGCAGTATCCAGGCCTGAAGGAGAAAGTGATTGAAGACTTCGGCACGGTTTACGGCGACCCCAATGAGTTCGGACAGGGCAAGAAGACGGACATGGTTTTGGTGGAGGACAAGTCCTCCGGCATATCCCTCCTGCAAGACCTGGGGCGTGCCCACATACCCTGCCGGTCATACAATCCAGGCGGCGCCGACAAGGTCCAAAGGGTCAACCTGATCGCACCACTGATCAAGGCCGGTCGGGTGTATATTCCAGAGAGCACCAAGAACGAAGGCCACCCTAGATCCTGGGCAGAGCCCTTGGTCAACCAGTTATGCGCATTCCCTGAGGTCCGGCATGACGACCTCGTCGATACGGTGTCCCAGGCCCTTCGAGTCCTGCGAGACATGGGATGGCTTGTCATAGATCCGCCGCCGCCCGATGATGATCCGTATCCGGAAGACAGGCCTAAAAGGGTTAATCCGTATGCGGCTTAAAAGATGCGAAGCTTTATGTCTCGAAGCTCAACGATTTGATGGACAGAGTTTTTGGCTTTTTTCTCTTGCCAAGCGGTCGACAGGTCATTGTCTGAAATGGCCATGAGTCGTTTGCGCTCTTTGAGCTTGACCAGTCGTTTTTTGTCCTTAGCTGACAGCCTCATAATATTTCCTCGAAACTGCCCCCCTACCCCCACAGGGGTAGTGAGCAGGGATTCCTCGGGCGATAAACGCCACCTCCATGTCAGTTTCCTGACCCCTCGGCTTGGAGGTTCTGCCAGCCGCTGGATTCTTACGGATTTGCACCGGGTCGAAACGCCTTACCAGTACCGCTTTCACTCCGAGCCACCACGGTTGGTGCCTGCTAACGTGCGGAGTACGGACGGTGCCAAAAGCAAAACCCCACAAGACTTTGGTTGGAGCGTTACCTCTGGCGGGAGGCAGACTCAGGCGTTTGAGCAGGAAGGAATTTCCCCCGAAGGGAAAACGCGCATCATCATCAACGCCCCAACCAAAAACTTATGGGGTTTTATCCTTCACTGCTCTCATCGCCGGTTGCCAGACCGACAGCGCGATGATAATCAGCGCCGATAGACTTTGCAAGTCCTACTGAGTATCATCCGCACTAATCCCGGGGAATTACCATGCCAAACCCACGCGCCCAGAAGAATCCGACGTTTATCCCCCAGGCCTTACAAGGCCTTGCAGACATGGGCCGTGGCGCAGTAAGAGGCGCGTTGTC